GCACCGTCAGGGTCGTCAGGATCGACCTGGAGACCAATAACGATGTCACTCAGTTGCACAGGACTGTGTGAGCCGCGGATCTGAGATAGGCGTACCTTGCTGCCGTCCTCGTGTCCCTTGTCACCCTCTGGGCGGCGTAGATGGCTCACCATTATCAGGCCAATGTTAAGCTCGCTCACAAGCGTTCTTAAAGCCGTACAGGCTATGTCGATGGCTTTGCGTTCGTCAGCAACCGCCAGGCCGCTGATCATAATCGATACGTGATCTAAGATGATCCACTTTACGTCCAGGGCTGCCACCATGTAGCGTATCCGCTGTATGATGGTATCGACCTCAGACGATCCAAAGTGGTCATATAGATACACCTGGTTGTCACCAGGGAAGAGCTCATCGAAGGCTTTGTATAAGTCAGCCTCTTCGACACCTGATCGATCTACAGTCACATTCTTGTTCATGTGGATGCCTAGCAGTCCCAGGATGGTCTTCTTGTTGCTCTCTTCGAGCATAATCATCCCGACCTTGTGGCCGGCAGTATGCAGCGAGTAAGCAATCTCACGTACCAGTGTAGACTTGCCGATACCAGATCCAGCCGTAATGGTGACCAACTCACCCTCGCGCAGACCGAGTGTTACCTCGTTCAAACGTGCAAACGGATAAGCAATGGCAGAGGCCGCGTCCACCACACCAATGGCATCTCTGATATCGGCTGCGGCCACGATGCCATCCGGGCGATATACTTTCGCCTCCAATATGGCACCGACGATATCCTTATGCTTGCCCTGGAGTAGGGTCTCGTTCGCATCCTTGTAAGGGAGAAAACAGATGCGACTTTGTCCGACCGGCAGCAGCTCAGCTACCTCGATGGCAGCCTTGCGACCTGGGTCATCCATATCGAAGCACAGGATAACTTCTTTGAACTGGGCAACGTAGTCCCAGTTGTCTTTGATTGCTCTTACAGCCGCAGCAGCGCCAGCTGGTAGACTGACACATGCTGTTGCATGCATTACAGACGCCACTGACATGGCATCCAGCTCACCTTCTGTGATGACCAGGCGATTACCGCCCTGCCATCTGTGTGATCCAAAGAGTGGCAGCTTCTTGCCGTCACCAAGCAGCTTGAAATCTTTGTTCTTGAATCTGATCTTCTGCGCTACAGGTGTACCGCCGGGGCTGTAGTACGTAGCTATTTGTACAGGCTGCCCCTGGTATGTACCCACCCGGTAGCCAAACTTCTTGCATACTTCCTGGCTTATCCCCCTGGCCGGGATTGCTTGGATCTCGCCCTGGAGTAAACCTTCCGGCTTTGCTTGATGCGCTGCCTGTATAAGTTCTGCCGCAGCTGCTGAGCTGGTGGGTTGGAAGTCTTGGTCGAAGGTTTGGTGGTCTGTGCAGCTGAAGCAGTATGCTGCGTATCCTCGTTCGCCATTGTCGTATATTGCCCTGGCGTCACTCGATCCACAGGCATCGCATGGCTCATGTGCCACGAACCTGCCGGCGTCATTCTCCTGACCCCAAGTCTCCATTGTTGTTTTCGATGGTTGCATCTTTGCTCTCCTGCAGCCAATCTTCGGGAATTACTTTGTGTGCGTATTGAATGCCGTGCTTATCGCAGTATTTGGCATAAGTAGTCGGTGAGCCCTTGTAGAGCTTTGCGTTTGCATTGCTGAACACCAGGCGTATATCGATGTCCGGGCATTGCTGCCTAATTAGCAAATGCTTGTGTCTGTCTTCAGTTTGCCATTGGCCTTTGGTCTCAACATAAAAATAGCCGCCAGGTTTTGGCAGCCTAAAGTCCGGTGTGTAATGCGCCTGGCGCTCAGGCCATACAAACTGGATACGCTCAGTCTCGTATAAAACCTCAAGACCGCTTTCCTTGATCTGTCTTGCTGTTTTATCTTCGAGCCCTGAGCGATATCCATTCTTGATGGCTCTCTGTCTAGAAGTTGGCGCTGAAGCCGTCTTCCGGTTTGTCTTCTTGCGAGGAGCCATTATCGTTGCTTTCGTTGTTTCGTTCTGAGGCTACAAATGATCCCTCTTCGGCAGCAAAGCCGCTGCCCTCATCCTGGCGTTCTGCCAAGTCGATGACCTGGATCTTTGTCAGCTGCATGCTCACACCAATGTTACCGGCGCTGTTATAGGCATGCAGGGTGCCGCCCATCTTTAACACCGAGCCACCCCAGATCTGAGGCAAGTTGCTTGGCACGATGATCTGACCCTTGCTGTCATACACCTTGGGCTGATACTTGGATTTTGCATTCAGAATGATCTCGCCGGTGTCCGGGTCTTGCTTGTATGGCACCTTGGCTGTCTCAGCCTTCTTGCCGAACTCATCCACAGCAAACTGCCGGATCTTATCGCGCAAGTCTTTACATTGATCGGCTGGTACACGTAAGCCAGTCTTGTATTTACCCTCAGCATCAAACTGTGTGTCAGGCATGTTTAGCCATGGATACTCAGCTTTTCCCTTGTGTGTTTCAAATGATACTTTTGCCATTTTCGGATACTCCTTGTTTCTCTTTGTTCTTGATGTTTGGTGTCAGCTGCAGACCCAGGCGCTGTGCTTCGCGCTCTAGGTCGGCAGGGATTGGTTTGTCTTGTGATTCGAGTAGACGCGCCTGTTCCAACACCCGTTCTCTTGGGTGCATACGATCCTCGTTTTCTTTTTTATGGGGTCTATATGCTATGGGGGAACACAACTAATAAATGGGCAGTTTTGCGACTTACCCAGGTCGTAGTCCTTACGTTATTGCTTGGCTTTACTGCGAGGCTTACTCTGCCAGACACTGGAGCCCCAAGCGGCTCAGTATTCCCCTATGCAAAACAGTAGTCACTATTGAGTACAGCCTTTATGTCCAGGCTGCCTTTAGTCGGTATTGTTGGCGCTTGTTTGTCCAGACCCAGGTCGATGTGTTCGAGTATCTGATCAGTGATGAAACTGTAGATACACACGCCATCGTATTGGGCGACAAACGCCTCACGCACAGCCATGAAGAGCTTGTCAGTATCTGCCGGCACTGTGCCGAAGCTGTCATGGATCAGCATAAAGTTACGCACACCTTTCGTAAGACACTTTAGTACAGTGCTCATAAGGTGACTGCTGTCCAGGCTGTGGATCATGTTAGGGCTCACAGCTGCGCCACACTTGCGTTTATCAACAGTCCTAGTGTCGGGCATGTTGAGTACAACACTGGTGCGTACCTGGCTGTCTACCTGCTTATCGTAGAGGTAGATACGTAGACGCTTAGCTTTGTTTTTGTAGTACGCATTATCTACTGGGAACCCAACCGGCGTAAACCAAGTCATGGTCTGATTAACGTCAGCCAGGGCATGTGCAAACGCCTGGAAGAACCGCATGCCATCTGCAGCGCCTACGACGACCTGGTTTATGGCTGTCCAGTTTGCATTGGCTAGCTTCCTGGCAGCCTTACCTGGGGTACTAAATGGATGCTTCGCCAGGTCACCTTTTCTCACACTGTTACGCAGCGGGATCATCAGGTCTTCCATCAGCTGATCCGTGAAACCATAGATGCCACTTGAGTAGCCGTAGGTCATCACGTTGCGCTTTACGACCTTCCTGGTGACACCATAGTCCAGCCACTCTTTGGCCACTGGGTCATCGTCAGCCTTCAACAGATCAGTCACCTTGTCTGCTACAGCCTGGTAGATGTCCCGAGGCTTGTCGCCTGGCACCAGGTTGACCAGGGCTCCGTCAGTCTCAGTACAGCTCGCTGCACTAAAGTGTTGGATGCCACTGTTGGAACCATCGAGGTTGATCGGCAAGCCGCTTTCATAGTCAGTGCCATGAACCCAGAAGCCGAAGAACTCACGACAAGCAGCCAGGAATGCGAACGGCTTGTCAGCCTTCGACCAGTACAGCTGCTCAGGATCATCGCCATCGTAGGTGCCCTCGAAGTCGTTACCTATCTCTGCTATTCGATCAGCATTATTGATAACCCACTGCACCCGGTCTTCGAACGACTGCTTACTGATCTTTCCGAAGTCGCCGGTGTTGGCTACCTGGATGGCAATCCACCTGGCACCAGATTCAGTGATTGGCTTCTTGTCAGCTATGGTGAATAGAGACTTGATGTGATCGCTGCGGTGCGTGTTGAAGTTACACACTGGGTAAATACGACCCCTGAAGTCAAAGCTGTGAGGCAAGTAGAAATGCTCGTAATTAGCCAGGTCTCTAGCTTGCCTTAGATCCATAGTCATCATCGAGCGATCAGCATCCACTTGCTTGTTAATCGCACGGATGTCCTGAGCTTTCAGCCTTATGCCCTTCTTGTCGTCATCTGACAGCTCACTGTAGTTCTCTGGAAACTTTATGTGCTCCAGCTTGTCACGCTGTGGGAAACTATCGCCTGGCTGTAAGCTGTTTTCCCATGCCCACTCTACAGCTGCGAGTACGTATGTGTTCATGGTGTACCGTGTAGCCTGGATTGCATTAAGTGCATCTAAGGCCGGCTGCATACGGCCACTACGTATTGCTGACTTTAGCATGCCGCGCTGCTTAGGTGACATATGGCGCACTAGAGGCGTAGTACTGGCCAACGCTGGATCTAAGTAACAGCCACTGTCATCACTGTCCCATGGTTTCGGTGGTGTGATCATCGGTGTAAACACTGGCTCATTCCAGCTGATCTCTTGATTGATGTCAGCGATGCCCTCTGAGGCTTGCTCGGTCAGACCAATTCTGTACACAGTCTTGTTGTCTTTGATCTGTGTCCACATCTCGAAGACATCAGAAGCCTCAAGTATAGCGCTAAGGATGGGTGCAGCTGCCTTCTTCCTACGCACCTGAGACCATTTCTCATGCACAAAGCCTTCTTTAGCTGCTATATGTCTTACAGCCTTCCTCCGGTGCTCGCTGCTGCTGTTGTTGCTTGTAGCGAGGCTTGTGATCCTGTCGTGAAGTGACTTGTCGTATGCTTTGAGCTGAACACTAAAGTGTTCCATTTCCACACGTCCGCCAATGTTGCGGAGTACGCTAGTCCTGGACGCAGCCATACCAACGCCTTCCATGCAATTCACGAGACCTAAGTAACTTAGGAGTTCAGTATCTAAAGACTTTAGATCTAGTACCCAATCGAAAGGCCGACCATCAGCTGCACACGCTTCGTCCAACCTTATACGTAATGCTTCTGTGGTTGCCGCGAGTGCGTCCTTCAGTAGTCTAGAGTTAGCCGGCGCAATGCTGAGATCTTTTAGCTTTGCCTGTCGGTCTAAGAACCGGTCGTGGCCGTCAGTCATCATCTGCTTCTCACGCTGCAGCTGAGCAAGCGTAGAGCCATTTAGTCTATCCATAGATGTCATATTGATCCCCTTAATGTCCCCTGCGTATATGCTATGGGGGAACACAATTAGAATTACAGTGATTACAGAGAGTTATGAGATCACTGAGGGGATATAGGGAATGTGGGTTGGGTGTGACATGTAAAGGTGTACAAAACCGTAGCTCACAGCCGAGTAACGATCTCCGAATACTATCGTGTTACCTTTTACGATCAGCTCTTTACGCTTTAATTTATACTTAGAAAACAGTCTTGGTTTTTCTAGTGATGCCGGTGGTGCCGTTGGGCAGTCACACCAACTGGATGCAGCTGCAGGATTAGACCCATAAATGCGGCATTTACCATTTAACAAGTAAATCATTGTTTTTCTCCTTCCTCTATCTTTCTGGGACTTAGCTTATCAGAACATAGCATGAACAGCAACTAGCCAGCTGCCGCCATTCGTTTTGCAATGTCGCCAATAGTTTCCGGCTTAATGTGGATATATTTAGACGTAGTTTTGTGATTTCTGTGACCAAGCCACTGACCAATGACATCGCTGTTTAGACGCATGTCGTTGGCCATAGAGCTGGCTGCGGTATGTCGGAATACGTGAAATACAAAGTCTTTATCACCAGGCGCTACACGCGCTCTTAGGACGTTCCAAAGTAGATAGAACTCTTTTGCGTTGTAAGGGAAACCAGCAGCTAGGCTGCGAGCTGCATCAATCGCTTCCTGTTTGTACAAAGCTACCTGCCGCTGGTCACCGTTCTTTGTCTCAAACAGAGTGATCCACCAGAGACCATCGTCACCCTCTTCGACACGCGCCTTCCCAGGGTGCCGCAAGTTGCTGATCTCTGAGTGACGCATACCGGTGTAACGAGCCAGATCACACATCTCCTTAAACCACATTGGTACGCGAGGGTTATCACAAAAGAGACGAATCGCATCCAGCTCCTGGTCACTAAAGAACCGGATGCGGTGGTCTTCTGAGGGCGTTTTAACGCTAATTACACGTGCAGCCATACCTGACGCCCTGGCGAAGCTCAACACCGCCTGTACGGCCGCCACGTAGCGATTAATGGTAGCTTTAGATAAGCCGTCTGCCTCTAATGCATCCATCATGCGGTACAGGTGGCTGCCATCGATCTCAGCCATCTCAATGTTGCCCACGACACCCACAAAACGCTGGATGCGGTGGGTGCTTTCGTTCCGGTGCTTTTCTTTAGACCAGATCCGAGTGTTGTACTTAAACGTGAAGTTCTCAATGCGTGTATCCATGACTGTGCTCTCCGATATTAAAACAGTGGGATCATTGTGTGGCCGTCAGCGCGCGCCTGGTACATCACCGACAGGTTAGTCTCAATGTTGTCGCAAGGCTCGCCGCGACCGGCGGCGTCAAACAGCTCATCCTCAAGCCGTTTGATCTCAGCGTTTAAATTGACCATGTGTGTGAATGGGTCGATGGGATCTATGTACATCACAGAGCCCTCTTCGGAATTTGATCCCACTCTGTGCGGCGTACCTTAAATGGTATGACCTGGCCGTGGGCTTTGCGGATGCGAACCCACTTATAACCAACGACAGCCCACACCATGTGACTGCCGCACATTGGGTACCGATTGTTGTAAAGATCTACTGAGAAAGGCTTGGCTGACTGCCAGCTGACCTGTGAAGGTTTTGACTTATATATGCTCACTTTTGCTCTCCTGTGACATGTTGTCGCAGAAGTCTCAAGAGTGGCGATTCCGGGAGGACTCGAACCCCCAACCTGCTGATTAGAAGTCAGCTGCTCGCCACAAGTGGACTTCCTACCGATTCTATACCACGTAACATGGGGGAACACAAGTCATTTTGAAAAAACACCGTCCACAAAGGACGATGCTTATCATTTCTCATGGCCTAACCATAGACCAAAGGCGCCGCTAAGCGCCCCGGTCACTGTCGCTGTCAGCGCTGTCGCTTGTGTCGATACGATGTTCTGGGGTATCGCCATGTACCAATCTAAGACTGCCACATACTGCCATAGGAGAACTGCCATCACCAGTCTCGGCAGTAGCTTCCACGCCAGGACGCGCTCCATCGTTACTTTTGGCATTTCTATTGATCTCCGCTTGTTCATCGGTCGTATGATCGTCTCTGCACCACATTACTTTCCAACTTTCTTAACGCGCTCATAGCTTCTCATGCCACCCAGGCCGAGCATGCCCATCAGTACCGGAAGCATGGTTGCTGTGTCAGCCTGGGGGATATGTACACCAAACCCAGCTGCAATCGGTGATATCAGAAAGTTGACCATGAAACCCAGGACACATACGTAGCCAGTAAGTGGACGCCAGGACGACTGAAACCAGTTACCCTTCGCGTCTGCCTTATTTATCTCGATTTGCTGCAGCGCGATCTCCTGAGCATGCTTTTCTGCCATGGTGCTTATCTCAGCTGCCAGGCGCTGCTTTGTGTCTGCATCAGGTATCACTTTGTCCAGGATACTCGATACGGCTGGTATGAGGGCTGCGATCATTGGCTACTCCATCGATGCTATTATGTCTGCGTTACGCTTAGCGCGGTTGGGTACTGAAGATGCATAACGGCTGTCCAGGAGCTCTTCCGCGGCTTCTTTGTATGCGCCGGTCTTTAGTTTATGCAGTGTCTTAACAAAGCCCATTAGTCTATTGATACCCATGTTAAAACACAGGTCGATCAAGACTTCTTGGATCTTGTCTGGGGCATCTTCGAACCAGCTGAGGTTCTTCTCAAGCTCACCTACGCAGATATCGATGTCCTCATCTAGCATCTGCATGGCGGTGTCGTGTGTGATACCCCGGTCTTCAACATTACGCCCTACGCCTATCGTGAGCTTGCCAGCAGTACAATGATAGAGCTGTAACTTTAGACCCTCTTCCTGGATCAACCGTTTACGCACACGATCTAACTGGTTTTCATTCATGTTTCGATACCCTTCGGCATTACGCATTTAAACTTGGTGGGGTGTAGAGCCCCCTGCTCGGTTTTTATGATATCTTTACCCATCTCATAAGCTCGGGCTTCGCATTGCTCTTGCGTAAAGACACTGCCTCTCAAATCAGTGAACTGATGGCAAAACTCGGGCTGCGCTACATAACAGGCAAGCACAACTACTGTGATCATCTTTAAATACCTCGTGCGTTAAATATGAAAACAACGATGGCCAATACAATGCCAAGCACAGCTATAGCGGCGCCGCCGATCATGATGTTTTCTTTAAGGTGTTCGATAGCCAGCTGGCGGTCTTTCTCGGCCGCCTGGCGTGACTTGCGCGCCTCAGCCTGGAAGCGTACCCAGTCTTGGTACAGCCCAGCCCGGCCATACAGCTGCATCGTTTCGCGCAGCTTGTCTTCTTGTTTCTTGATTTCTTCTAGCGCCATAAAGGTCTGCAGCATGTCTTCTTTGCCGCCTGGCGCAATCTTTGTCCAAATAGAGTGTTTCTTTTTGGTAGCCTTGGTGGCTAGGGCATCTTTGTTTATTACAAAGTCGGCCACAGCTTTACCTGCAGTCGTGAGCTCTTTGCCATGTTGAAGTGTCTTAGTAATAACCGCCAGTGCCGCATTGCAAGCGGCCAGCTCTGCTAGCATCCCAGGTTCCCCCTCTGGTATGCTCTCCCATCATATCTTACATCTTCATTAGTAAACTTGCCGCCAGACCCACGATGACCACGGTTGAACCCATAATCATTGCTTCCAAGCGCCACAGGCGTTTGTCTAAGCCTGACAGTTTGTCTTCCACGGCCTGATAGCGAACAGCGCACTCCTTCTCATGCGCCTCTAAGTCCAGCTGTACGCGAAGTTCCGGTGATACGGTCATTTGCTGTTTCATGGCACTCATCCGGCAATCTCCGTAATAGTAATAGACGAAATTAAAGCACCGCCTAAATATCTTGTTGCAGAAGCACCGTTAACTTGAAATACCCCTGTGTTACCTAATGTTCCACCACGAACGCTAAATGTTGTTGAAGATGTAGTCCCTGCTGTCATGTAATGTTTGAGAAGCATTGGTGACACTGGATTATTACTGTCAACAGTCCTAGACCAAGCACTACACAAGGGATCAGCAGTAGAATCCTGATACAAAGATATACCGCTAATATAAGTTGAGAGGGAATTTGCTACATTCATCACAACATCAATTAACAGTTTAGATGTTGAAGAAGTTGGAGTTATTGAGCAGGTTAGTATTTCACCGCCTTCAGTAATCTGAGGTTTTGTGTCATCAATAGGAATATTAGTGCTGTTTGAATAAAACGTATCTAATTCAGTTTGCTTTACCTGCAACACAGACCCAGCAGGTAGACTGCTCGATTGTAGACGTATTAATCCCATTTCAGTCCCCCCTAGCCTACCAAAAAGCCGCTAAATTCAGTGTTCCGTACGTTTACATTGGAATCGCCATTACAGTCGAAGTTGTACTTTATTACATCACCAGTCACGAGTTGCAGTAAAGCAGTGTGTATCACTGAAATGTGGCTGCCGCCTTGCGGATCTTGACTTATGTTTTCAAGAGTGTGAGCGACCTGTTTCGCCCCATTCTTATATAACATCAGCTGTACAGATGTTGCGGTTGTAGCAGCTGATATCCCAACAACAGCCGTGAAACTGTAGATACTATTTACAGGTGCGGTGAACTCTGATGTGCTCAAGTCTAAGTTGTTACCGATATCGAACTCTTTTGCATCCAATATCATTGCTGCTTCTGTTGATAAATTCTGACCATTTCTTTGTGCAGTCAAAACAGCACGAAACGCTGGTCGCGCTGGTGTAGTGACAATACCATTAGTATCAATCTGTAACGCTGTGTTACTGTTGGTAGGGTCTTGTATTGATGAAACTTTAAGTATACTGCTCATATTTAATTACCCCCTATCCTACTAAAAATCCGCTAAAACATGTCGTGTTTGATTGTATTTTTGTTGAACTATCGCCAACGACTGACACCGCAACATCTATTTCATCGTTTGCACTTAATTGAACTGTGACAGACAATGATGGTGTTTGATAAGTACCGCCTTGTGGGTCTTCCAAGTTCGCGTGTAAAACAAGATTGTTCCCCCAATCAATATCACCGTTTTTACGAAGTGGTGCCCAAATGTAGTTCGCACTCGTCACGTTCGTCATTCTTACTTGCCAACTAAAGTGGTAAATACCATCGACTGGCGCAGTAAACTTATAAGTCGATGTGTCGTAGCAATTACCAATGTTGTGCTGTGTCGCATCGAAACCTACTTGAGTGTAACTTGTGTAGTTTTGATCAGATTGATCGCTGGTACTTCGATAAGCGAAGAACGATGGTCTTGTTGGTGTAGTCACACGCCCACTGCTGTCTATCTCAAGTGCCGTGGTGCCTGATGTTGAGTGACCGATATGGTCTACGTTTAATATAGATGCCATTTTCGATTACCCCACGAACAACATACTGAAATTAGAGCGTTCATTACTGTTACTAGGCACACCATACCGATCATCGTAACCAGCGTAGATTATGTCTCCAGCATCTAGTGGATAGAAAAACGTGGTGCCTGTGCTGTAAGAGTTATAATCATTCAGCGCAAAATGACGCATCAATCTTGTGTAAGTTGACCCATCGTAATGGTACATAAACGCTGAATTATAGTTGGTCGTGGTTGCTTGGTTAGTGATCCAAGTTATTTGGTACACACCACCAAAACCAGTTGGCACCTGAGCATACCCACCTGCGTTCAACAGATTGCCGACATCGACATCTGTAGTTGTCCACCCTGTAATATAGTCAAACTCTGAAGTTGCGGCGGTCAGTGACGTACTTGATGCCATGCCTCGCACTGAAAAGATTGGTCGTTTAGGGTGCGTGACAAGACCATTACTAGCGATGTTGATTGCTTCTGCCGCGCCTGTCTTGGAGTAGATGTCGTTGACGTATAGTTTAGACAATGGTCATCTCCCCATTAATTGTAAGACTGGTTGAACTGTCGACAGTGAAACTACCTGCCACCATCGCTCTTTCAGATGATGCAATAGTCGTATTAGTAGACAACGTGGCACCATTGACCCTTATGCCATTCCGCATGACCGAAGACGCAATCTTGTCTGCTGTGACCGAAGCATCCAGCGGTTCCATCGTGCCTGTACTTGGTTCACGGTCGAGGATGTAGTCGATGACATCTCCGGTAACCAAAGGGTCAGCAAACGTAATCGTACTGCCTGAGATAGTGAACGAGTTAGAAGGTGCTTGGACAAGTCCGTTGAGACTTACGTTGAGCGTCAGTTCAGAGGATGGTGAGTAGTTCACACTGTTCTTTTGCATCGTGTATGCCGCTTGTCCATTAACCACGGATATGCTGTCCAGCAGAACCGCCGCCGAACGACCTTGTTGCGACCCAATATACGCCATGATTATTTTCCTTGATTAGATGTCTTGAGATGCCAAGTGATTTGCGTAGGCGTCTTTGACTGCCTGAGTGAAAACTGGTGTGCAGACTGCCGCTACATCAGCATCCTCTGCTGCTAGGTCGGCGTCAGGCATAACTACATGTCTGTGAAATGTACGACTGATCTCAGTGCCATCACGCTTAATGACTGTGGCAGTGCGTACTTGTACGGAACTGAATGTGCTGTTGTTTACGACTTCGATTTTGTCGTTAAGTGTTTCTTCTGTAAGTGCCATGTCTTAAACCTTTGTTATGCTGTTGTTCTGTAAACTGCGGTGAACCACGCATAGACTGATGAAGTTGGATTATGCAGAACCGGTTGCCAAGTGGTCACATCTCTAGTCTGGTAAAACTTTATATGAGTTACATTTGCTTCAACGTAAGGAGTAACACTTTGACACCCAGAGTTTAAGTCAAATCCCCGATACAGCATTTGGTTTCCGCCAGCGGATGTTTCCGATGGCAGAAACGGTATACCCGAAATCGTTGCGTGACCTGCGTAACCTGTTGAGTTTACGTTTGTGATCATACCCTGAAGGAAAACAAGTTCCCCTATTTTGGTGTAATTACCATTTCCAGTAATTAAGGTCGCAGGTGTTGTTGCTCCTGACCCCAATGAATCCAGTGTCGGTGTCCAAGTGCCAGTCTCATAATCGTCAAACTGATTAGCAGAAACGGTTCCACCAAAGTGCATCCCCGCGAAGTCATCAGCGAGGTTTATGCTTTCGCTTTGTATCTTTGAAAGTGCCATAATCTACTCCCAGAATGCCCTAGCACTACCGTTATCAAAATTACCTGTAGAGCAAATAATCGAAAACCCATCCACAGCCGCAGTAGTTTCCACGCTGCCAGAAAAAGCAATATAATAGTAGCTATATTGTTGATTATACTTAGTGCCGTTAAACTTATAGATGTAATCATCTACTTTATAAAAAGTCAGAATATAACTCTGAAGATTGGCAACATTACCAAAATTTACTGTTTCAATGTAATTGCTACCAGAGCCGTTATCCTCTACGTCTGCTGAACCAGTATCTATCCAACGCGCTTCCGTATATTTGTAAATGGGTGCTGTGGTTGGAGAACCACCTACCGTGAACCTTATTCTAATAAACCCACTTGCTGTATCTGGACTAAGGTCATGGGTAACAAGAGTAATCTTATTTGCCCAATCAGGGATACCTGACAATACCAAAGCCCCTGAAGCTGGGGCTGAGACAGTGGCGGTATTGTTTTGATGAATACGTGTGCGTCCACTGCTATCAATGGTCATCGCAGTGTTTGTTCCAGTACCCTCTTTAATTGTGCCGACAGAAACTGCACCACTAAAGTTACCTGTGGTCGCTTGCAGTGGTTGGTCAGATGGATGCGATACCGTCTGTACTGCCTTGCCTTGGAAGTTGACGTAAACCGTATCGGTACTAGCAATGTTCTCAGTAAAAGTGATCTGGTTGCCAGACACAGTAAATGCCTTACCCGACCCACCCTCTTGCCTGACGTTGTTCACAAAGACTTCGATCTCTTGTTCGTTTGCCACATTGTGAGACAGTGTGTAGACCGCTGTGCCACTACCAGTGATCGTCTGCTTGTCAAAGCTGGTGAAAGCAGTCTGGGCTGTGTTTCCTATGTGTCCCATGACTGCACCTATTCGCTGATTTCTTGCACGATAGAAACAGTCACATCTATCGATGCTGCGGTGTCGCTCTGGACATACAATCGGTCTGCGTCTGTCACCACGATCTTTGAGCCACCATCGATTAACTCAAGTGATGAACCAGCTGGGATGGGTGCATCAACAATCAGCGATATGTCGTCAGTGCCATTGTTGATGTAGGCTGATGCCATGACCATATTGCTGGTCACGTTAGCCATACGGATACTAATGATCGTGTGATATCCGGTCGGAAAGTTCGCTGCATCAGGGATGTCAGCCGCAGAAACGCCCACGGCATTTAAGTGATATCTTCTAAAGTTTTGTGCCATCGTTGTTTCCTATTTAAAGCGCGATTGCCATTGCTGTGCTGAAGCCTTTAGTCGCAAAGCTGCTAGTGTCTGTTGCCACGTTATTCCAGCCAGAGAATGACCGAACACGCATCACATTGTTTGTAGAATCAAAATACAGGTCACCAACATTGACTGAGCCACCATTTGTGTTGAGCTGGTAGTTCTCAGCAGTTGTGTCGTTAGTAAACGCGCCATAATAAACATCTACAAAGTCTTGCGCCGAGTTAGCTGCTTGGTTTGCCCAATAACGGGCTGAGTATTCAGCAGTTACACCAGAGCCTGTTACGGCTGTATCTCTATCAAAGCTGCCGCCGCCTAATGCCCACTGCTTCGCGCTACCGTTGAGGGCAGACAACGTGCCGGCAGCATACGACTTAGCTGAGTATTCTGTACCGTCTACCGCGGTGGCTTTTGTAGCCCAGTCTTTCGATGCACCAGCCCCAGCTGTGTTTGTCACGCCAGTGCCGCCAATTGCCCACGCTTTTGCAGCGTACTCTGTGCTATCAACGATGCCGGTCGTCTGCGATGCCCACTGCTGCGCTAGTGTGTTGCTTGCTGCAGCGTTGGTTTCGCTGGTTGAAGCATTAGAGGCGGCTGTAGAGGCTGTAGCCGCATCAGCGGCGGTAGACACAGCGTCAGCGGCGGTAGCTGTAGCATCCAGTCCGGTCTGCACACGATCAGCAGCCGTAGCTACAGCATCAGCGGCTGTTGCGGTGGCGTCTGATGAGGTACTAGAAGAATTAGATGCAGCCGAAGCGGCACTTGCGGCAGCGTTCGTCTCGCTTGTCGCAGCATTTGTCGCGCTTACGGATGCGGCAGACGCGCTAGTCGAGGCATTAGCTTCGCTTGTCGAGCTATTAGTCTCGCTCGTGGAAGAATTAGCCTCGCTGGTTGCGGCTGCTGCCGCGCTGGCCGCACTGTTGGTCTCTGCTGTTGATGTAGATGCGGCTGACTGCTGGGCGTTACCTGCAAGGGTGTTCGCAGTGTCTCTGGCGTTTTCAGCTGCTGTCTGTGCGGCTTCTGCTGCTGTTTGCGCGGCTTCTGCAGCTGTCTGGGCTGTCTGCGCTGCTGCTACAGATTCAGCGAAGGTGGTCTGCAGTGTCGAGGATACCCCGGATGACGTAAAGAAACTGGTGGTTGCTGCCATTAGTAATCTCCATACTGGTAAGCCGGTAGGATCTGCTGAGTACCACCATTCAACTCCTGGTCGTTGGCTTGCTCTTGGATTTCATTTAGAAACTGCAGGTACTTTGTTTCGAACAGCTGGGCTCTCTCATCCAGGTAGTAGTCGGATGCAAAGGTTAACGCTGAGTAAGTTATAAGATCGCTAGCAACCAGGCTAAGGTTATTGGTGTC